GCATGAGGAAACGATAGTACCTACCTACTTGTCCTGGCTGCCGAAGGGCGAAGTAACCGCGCTCAAGCGCTCGCCGAGCGGCAACATTGTACAACTGCCCTTTAGGAATGGCAGCGTCATATTCTTGCGTACGTATGACCAAGGCTATGACAAAGCCGAAGGTAAGGACTACGATGTGGTGGTCTGCGATGAGCCTCCGCCTCGAGACGTTTTTACTGCTGTGCTTCGCGGCCTGGTCGTTACTGGTGGACCTCTTTACATTGCCGCTACACTTCTGAAGGAAGCATGGTTGTACGACGAGACCCAGCTTGCGCACAATCGTATATTCAGTGCTGACATCTACGAGAATCGTTGGTTGAGCAAGTCGGCAATCGACAACTTTGCCGCTGGCTTAACTGAGGAGGAGCGTCAGATACGTGTGTTCGGTAAGCCTACCTCGCTTACGGGGTCGATCTATCCCGAGTTTGCCGACCGCTATCCGCATGTAGTGCCGGTCCGCGACTGGCGTGACCTATGGAACGTTTCTAGCGACGTACCGTGGCCTATCGTATTAGGTATCGATCCTCATGAGCGCAAACCTCTGTACTGCATGTGGGCTTACCTCACACCGGACAACGGGTTACTATGGTTCGACTCGGCGCTCATACCATCAGGGTCGATCGACGCTATTTTTCAGGAGCTCACGGCTATCGAATCAGAGCACGCTTCACGAGCTAGACTTATCGTTATGGATCCAAATCGGGGACGCGCTAGGCAGATTGGCAACGTCTCTTGGCAAGAAACTTTCGAAGATCACGACTACGAAGTCCTTCTCGGGGATGACAATCTTGGGATTGGTCATGGAGCCGTCCACGACATGCTCAGATTCGACGCGCGAGCCGATGGCAAAGTCGCTCGTATGCCCCGCATGCAATTTATGGAGTGCCTGCGCGGTCGGGGTCGACCGATAGGTCAGATGCTCAGGTATACGTGGGACGATTGGGCACGCGGCAAGCGCATAGAGAAGGCCCCTAAAGAGAAGCCGCGCGAGCTTAACAAAGACTTCCCCGACGTCGTGCGCTATGTTGCGGTTGCGCTCGAGCAAGGCGACATTGCATATCGCGACCTCGTTAAGGGAGAGTACGAGTCATTCGAGGTTATGGGCAAGCGTAATACTTCGCGGATATACGGTTAATGTGTGGGACACGACACAAAAGTTTCTGTCCTCGCTTGGTATGTCAAAATGGTTGATGACCTCGGTCACGGCAACAGCAGGAGCGTTCTTCGTCGAATTTACTCGGCAGCTCGCACCTGCGGTCGAAGCCGCGATACCGGACTTTACGGAGAACGAATGGCGGGTCATCTTGACCGCGGTTAGCGGTGCATGCGCGGTATTTGCGACCGTTAGCGTGACTGCTTGGCGATTGTGGATACGTACTGTCATTACCGAGCGCGAACTTACAGTCGCAAGGAGCGCTATGCTTGAGGAAGTTAATCGATTACTTAATGAAGCTCGCCAGGACTTTAAGGACGAAATTCGAGAGGTTCGTCTCGACATTAGGAATCTCAGTGGACGGTGACGCAGATCAACGAATGCATAGGGTTTGGATTGGCAATGGTGTCGCGACATTCATCATATCGTGCGCGGTCTTTGTAATCTTTGCGGGTTTTATCATCATTCTGGCGATTGCTCCTCAGCTCGGTACGGCTCTCTCGGCGGAGCAGCGCGGGGCCGTCCTCGGTGTCCTCATTGCCCAGTTCACGTCGACAGTCCAGTATTGGATCGGAAGTTCAATCGGTAGTCAAAACAAATCAATTGAGTTGGCAGGAGTCAAAGATGCAAATCGCCCTATTGGTCCTACAAGCACTGGAAGCACTGCTTCAGGTGATCAAGAGCGCACACCCTGACGCTGACGTCACGCAGGCACAAGCAAAGCTCGACAGCGCGAAGCAAGCCGCTGCCACTGCACCACCTGACGTACTTAACGAGCACCTCAAGGGTCTGATGAATGAGTTCGTGTCGACCGCGAAGGCTGCGCACGATTCGATCACGAGCGCTGCCGATGCACTTAAGAAGGCCGCGTCGAGCGTGACAAGTGGCTAAGCCTGTGCTCAAGCTCGCGCAGGCGAGCCTTAATCCTCTCGACGCCATTAACGAGGCGCTCCTTAAGCGCGGGGAGTCGTACGAGGAAGTCGAGAACATTCCGCTCGGACCCGACGAAGAAGGCTCATTGTGCGAGCAAGTCATTCGTGACTTCGAGGACAACTACGGCGCCAACATGCAGTTCTATCAGAATATGCTCGAGATGACTGCGAACTGGCGCGGTACGACTGATGCGAAAATCTTCCCCTTCGAGGGCAGTGCTAATCTGCGCGTGCCGATAACGAGTTCGTTTATTGAGCAGACTAAGGCTCGCATGCTCAAGGCCCTGTTCGGCAGCGGTCAGTTCTGCAAGTTGTTTCCAGTCGACAAGCTAATTAAGCCTGAGGACATCCAAGGCTCGAACGATTGGCTAGATTGGGAAATGCGCGAAGTGGTGCACTTGCACCAGGTCATGAAGGATGTCATCCATAATGTGCTCATTAATGGTATTGGCGTCGTCATACCCAACTACGAGCACCGCACGCGTATGCTCAAGTCGCGCAGAACGTTCGATCTACAAGACCAGCAACCCATAGACGTTCAGCTTGAACAGGCTCTGCAGCAAATCATAGCGACGCCTACGGCTTGGTCAGCCGAGCGCGATGCCGAGGTTGAGGTTACTGGTCAGACCGACCATGGCGTTTACAAGCTGAGCGACGGTGGCAAGATCGAATTCTGCATCCGCACGCAGTCTGGCAAATCGATGCTATGCGCTGATGTCATGCGCAACGAGACCATTTACGATGGCGCTAAACTGTATTGCATTAACCTAGAGGACCTCAATTGTCCTAATAGTGCTAGCAACATCGAGGACATTCCGTACTTCGGCATTAGGTATTTTGACAACGTCGCTGACTTTCGACAGCAAGTCGAGGATGGGTTTTATCATGTCAATGGTGGGAAAGAGCAAGAAGAGCGGATCGCACGGCTCGCAGATATCAAAATCGGCGACTACTTCCAGCAAGAGCAAAGCAAGCGTCAAGACGAAGAAGAAGGGACCGACTCGCGCGACCTAAGCGGTTATCGACCAAACCGCTTGTGGATAGAAGTGTACAGGTGGGAGGGGTGGTGGGTCTGGGATAAGAGCGGGGCACCGCTCACTCGTGACAAGGCGCTTGCCCCGGCGACCCAAGTCGCAGCATGGGTGGTGCCCCGCGCGCGCAAGGTCATTAAGTTAGCACGCCTAGAGAGCCTCAACAAAGATGGCAAACGCAGCGGCGTCAAGTTTAACTATATCCGCGAACCGAATCGTTTCATATCGATTGGTATGGCTGAATGGCTCCGCCACATACAGGCCGAGCTTGATGCGATACATAATCAGCGAATTGACGCGGGGCTGCTCACAAACGCACCGTTTGGCTTCTATGAAGCCGGCAGCGGGATGAAGAAAGAAATCCTCACCATCGAGCCTGGCAAACTCAAGCCAGTTAAGAACGCGCAAGGTGTGTATTTCCCGCCGCTCAATTGGCAGCCGCGGGTGAGTCAGCAAGACGAGGAGATGGTCTGGACCTATGCGCAAGGCCAAGGTGGCTTGACAGATCAGGCAATGGGCGTGCCCATTAGCAAGCGTCAGTCCGCAAGCGAGTTCGTCGGCACAGCGAGCGCACTCGATATTCGTACAGAGATGATCCTCGATGACTTTATGGACTCCTTCCGCGAGCTTGTGTATCGTATCTTGGGACTCTACCAACAGTTCGGACCTCGCCGTCGTATGTACCGCGTGCAGGGTGAAGAGGGAGATCGTCTTACTCGCCACTTCGAACTTGATCGACTTGATGGTCGAATCGAAGTGGTGCTCGCTAGTAACTTGCAGCAAGTTAACGAGCAGATGCAAAAGCAGGTAGCGACTGATATGCTTCAGCTCCTCCTTAACGAGGTGCTTGTTTCGTTACAGATTGTAGGTCCGGATACCATTTATGCCGCAGTCGACAAGCTAGCTAAGTCAATGCATTATACGGGCGTGCCGATCCACAAGCCACAATCCGCTCCCCAATCGGATGCGCCCAATATCGAGCACGCCCGTATAGCCAACGGCCTTCCAATCGGCGGTCCGAATCAAGGCGAGAACTTTCAAGAGCACTTGCAAGCGCACCTTATGCTCGCGAGCGACCCGCACATTAACGAGAAGTTGAGCATGCCTGCGCAGCAAGCGCTCGGTGACCACATTAAGCAGACGGTCGAAATGCAACAACAAGTCGCCGTGCTCAAGGGCATGATGGCCGCGCAAGCCGTTCAGATGGCACAGTCGATGGCGTCGAAGGGCATCAAGCCGGGTAAGCCGGGGGACATGAAACCCGGAGCCAATGCCGGAGCCGGTACAGCTGCCGAGGGCGTAGGGTCAGGAGCACCAGGTGCCGCTGGATAGAATGCCATTTTGTCAGCGTGCAGCATTCGAGCGGTCGGACGAATGGCACGCTATTATGCATGCGGTCGAGGGCATGTATATCGATTTGCTCGAGAAGGTCTGCGACAACAAAGCCAGCCTTGAAATCATTCGTTATGCTCAGGGCGGTATAGATTTGTGTAAGTGGGTTCGCGAATTACCTGAACTAATATTCGAGGAAGACGATGGGAGCATTACCTAACGGACCAATACAACAGCCCGCGCCAGCGGGTCAAGGTACACAAGCTAATGAGCCACGTGAGCAGACGCTCGCTGAGAGGCTTGCGGAGGACCAAGACCGCGCCGAACTGGACGCCGCGAATCAACCTACCGGCGCTGCGGAAGCTCCGCCCGAGCCTCAGGCTCCGCCGCCCGCGGATGCGCTCACTGCACGATTCGACAAGCTCGAACAGACAATTGCCGACGAACGTGCAGACCGCAAAATGGAGCGGCAGATGCTGCTCGGTGCGCTCAATCAGGCGCGCCAACCGCAACGTGTCGTCGTCGAGCAGCCGCCTGTTAAGCCTGCCGAACCACCACAACCGACCCAAGACCAGCTACTCGAAGCACTCAAGTCCGACCCGATCGGTACAATTAACCGTATTAGCGCCGACGCTGCCGCTAAAGCGGCACGCGAGACCGAGGAGCGACTCACAGGCCAAATTAGCGACAGCAGTCGGCGCACGACTCAGGCGGTCGCACATCAGGACCAAATGCGCCAAGGCGCGCTCGCGTATCAGCAGCAGTTCAACGATGTGCTTCAGGGTCCGAGTGGCGAGGAATTTGACAACGAATGCGGGCGCGAGATTGTTGCTCAATATGGCGACGATTGGCAACGGCGTATAACACCGTCGACGCCGGTCGATATCGCCTCGCGCGTATACACGCGCTGGGTTCGCGCAGGCAAGATTGCCACACCAACGACTAATGGGCAGCCGAAAGCTGGCCTACGCGAGATTATCCGCTCTGTACCTCAGGGCGGTGCGACTGACCGCGCAGCAGGTTCGAGCGGCGCTCCTCGTGGCGGCGTGCGCGAGCCCTCCACTATTGGAGAGCTTGGCTTGACTGCTACAGAGGAGCGCGCCGCCCGGCGGGTCATGAACCAGTGGGGCCTTGATGAGCGTACGTGGGTTCGTAACTGGCAAGCCGCGAAAGCGGACAACCCCAACTACGGTAACGGCTAATGAGCGCATTTCTTTCCCCAAATGACGCGGCGATGGGGGGTTACGGTCAGGCCGGACTCGGTCTGTGGGACATGCTCCAGCACTGGCTCGGCCAGAAGTTCCCACAGGCTAACCCTACTGGAGGGGGACCGATGGGCTTTAGCATGCCGGGCGCTGGCGCGATAGGTCAATTCTCGGGTGGTCAGTACGGAGCTGGTGCAGGCAACCTCGTGGGGACCGGCATCGGCACATATTTCGGCGGTCCGATGGGCGGACAATTGGGCGGTCGGATTGGCAGCGGCCTGGGAGGCATGCTGCAGAAAATGTTTGGAGGTTAGCTTGCAGTGTCAAAGACAAATAGCGAAGGCGACGTCGAAGCCGCCGAGATTGCTACTGCCGGTCTGGTTACTGACGATTTTGGTAATAGCTGGACTCTACCTGTCGACGCGGAGCTCGGAGAAGATTATTCCGCTGAGTACAGTCCTATCGCACTACCGCACACTGACCCGCGATTTCATTACCAATTCGAGCGAAGCGACCGCATCGGATGGGCAGTTAGCGAGCAGTTCGTACCAGTACGTCGATCCGAGGTCGGGCTCAACGGTATTACAGATGCAAATTCCAAGCTCAAAGAGTACGGCGTGCATGCCGATGATGGCGACTGCGTTCACACAGTCGGGGACCTCACCCTAGTCAAGATTCCGAAGGAAATTCGCGCGGCGCGGTTAGCGCGAGCCAAGCGTGAGGCTGACGCAGCTAAAGCCAGTATAGAGCCGCCTAACCGCGTGCGCGATGTCAAAACCGAGCTGCGCGAAAAGCTTCGTGGTGACGGTATTAGTTTTGAGGAAAGTGCAGAACATACGACCACTGAGGTCGTAGAGAAAAAGTAAACCGCCGAAGGCGGAAGGAGAAAGGGTATGGGTATTGCGAATGCGTCCCGCCCGATGGGGTTTATACCCCTGATCGGCGGAGGGAGAGCCAATCCGATTACGCGTGTGAGGCCGGTGCCGACCACACGTACGGTCAATCACGGCGGAGCAGCGAATACCGACATGGCGGTCGGCGATGCCTACTCGATCGACGCGAGCGGTAACACGTTTCGCGCAGGTCCACAGGACATCGTTCGAGGTATTATCGTAGGCTTCGTGCTCGGTGCGAATCAGAGTATCATGAACCAGAACGGTCCGGTGAGCGTCGATTACGTTACCGGCACGCTCGGTGCTGCGATGCTGCTCATCGGGATCGAGGACCTCGACGTCGATTTCAGTGTGCAGGCTGACACATTTGCTGCGGCGAATGTAGGTCAACTGTTCAACCTCACTGATGTAGCACCAGATTCGCTTTGGCGTCAAAGTCGTCAAACAATTAATATCGCCGGTGGAGTAGGTAGTCAGTTTCAGGCTATCGACATCGTCGGCGGTCCCGGTACTTGGCCCGGCGGCACGAACCAGAACCCCGCGATGGGTAATCCGGCCGACGCCTATGGGGCCAACGCGCAGATCGTCGTCAAAATGCTTCAGGCAATTAGCTAAGAGGGGAAACAGATGCTTAAAAAGATTCTCAAGGGTGTGGTTCTCGGGGGTGTGGCCGCGTACATCGGAGCAATGCTCGTAATGTACAGCGTGACTCCGCTGCACTCGCAGTCTATCAACGTGGGCGCGGGCGGGTTGGTTCTTCCTGGCCCGTATGTATTTGGCACGAGCGGCGGCGCTGCTCCGT